CCTAACTGTCCTGCTGCTATAACCATAGAACCCATTCCCTTCAATGCAGTTCCTAAACCAGTTGTTGCAAATGCAGTAAAAGATTCTTGTATTTTTTCAAAAGTTGTTAATTGTAAAGTACCATCATCATTTAATTTATCTTGGTTCTTTACCATTTTATCCATTTCTTCAACAGACAATCCTAATGTTTTTGCAGCTTGGCGTTTTTGGAATATATTCATCTTTTCCCACTCAGCAACACCACCCATTTGGTTAAGTACATCTTTTACTGCTGCTCCTATTTCTCCTTCAAATGCCAATCTTCTTGCATTATTAAGATTAATATTTTTACCAAGCATTGCACCTAATTCTAATTCATTATTAATTGATTCTTCAAAATCTAATAATGAATCAGTAACTTTTGTTAATGAATCCATATTAACGCCAAGTCTAGCTGCTGCTACTGCTGCTTCTGCAATATTTTTTCCGCCATCTTTACCATATTCTGCAAATGCTTTGGCTGATTTAGCAACATCTTTCATTACAGCCGATGGCATTACTCCTTTTTGTTTTGCTAATGCCTTTGTACTAGCTGCCATATCAGCTGCTATTGATGCCGAATTTCCATTTAATCTCGCAAAGTTACCGGTTAATGATGCTGCTTCATCACCGGTAATACCCATATTCATAGCCATTAAGTTGGTATTAAGTTGTGTACCAAATGATACATCTTTCATACCACCAAATTCTCTATTTAATCCTTCAGCTGTTTGTTGCGCATCTTTGAATACTAAGCCTAATGCTGTTGTGGATAAGGTTACGCCACCCATATACCCACCCATAGCTTTTATCGTTTCTCCTAATTTATCCGCAGCGTATCCAGCTCCTATTAAAGCGCTACCAACAAATCCTCTCCAACCGCTAAATAATATTTTTGCAGTACCAATTACCCCTCTTATACTTTTTTCAATCTTTTTATAAGCATCAATTTGTCCTTGAATAATTTCTTTTTGTTCTCTACTTATCGTTGCATATTGACCCGCTATATCTAAATTTTTTCCTTGTCTTTCTAAAATTTTATCAAATTGTAAAGCTTGAGCTTCTGTCAAACTCCCTATTGATTTTGCTTGTAATACCTGTTGTTGTATTGCATCTACTTGTTGTGCATATTCTGCTCTTATTGATTTTTGAGCTTCTACATCTTCAGGTCCTAATTCTGCTAATTTTTGTTGTAATGCTGTTAATTTATGCGTTTCACCTAAAAGGCCTTCAACCATTTCATATTTTTCAGATGTAGCATTTTCTTCTCTTAATGATGCTGCTAAATTTCCTGATGCTAGTTTAACACTTTTTGCCTGACTATCAGTTAATCTTTTATAAACATTACTTATTGATTCTAATCCTGATAATTCTTTTCCAGTTTGTGATAATATTCCTTTTTGTCTATCAGCATAAGTTCTTGCAGCCTCTAATCTTCTTTTTTGAACTTTTTCTAATTTTGTTTCAAGATTTTCAATTTTTCTTAACTTATCTAACTCACTGGCACTAATATCGTCAAGCTGATTTGCTTGTTTAATAGCTTCCCTCATCAACCTTATCCTTTCGGATAATGGTTTTGTAGTATCATCGTTAAAATCAATTCTATCTGCCACTAAAAATTAGTTTTTATAAATCTTTAATTAGTTTTCTAAATTTATCAGCATCCTTTTCCATCTTTTTCATAAATTCAATATGTTCAGGTGGAAGTTTAGCTTGTTCAGCTTTTTTAATAATTTGGTTTGCAGCTCCTTTTGATAATCCATCGAAAAATCTAGCTACAAACTTATCAGCCGCATCGAAGATTCCTTCTTTAATTTGTTTTTTATCTTTTGACATAGTTTCGCCTGTTTATATGTTATAAATATTGGCAAATAAAAAAGTGAGGATTATCTCCTCACTTTCGGCATGCTTGGCATTTTCATTTTAGATTGTGCTTTTTTATTTTCTTCAGCTTCTTTCTTTTTAAGGTCAGCCAATTTATTATAATAAAAGTTTCTAAGATATCTTGGCATATGATACACTTCCCACCAAGTAAACCCATTACCAAATTGAAGTAATTCCCAAATTTGGGTATGTAATTGAATCTTATAATCAGTTGGTAGGGTAAAAAAAGTTAATCCCGAAGGGAATATCCAGCGCCTCCGATTCGCCAGTTATTTCGGATACAAATACAAATCTCATATCCATATCAGGAGATATTTCTTTTACAAAATTTCTAAATGCTTTTGTATCTCTTGCTAAAAATTGATTTTGAACCCATCTATTAATAAATCCTCTATCAGAATTTCCATCAACAGATGTAATCATATATCTAAATCTAGTTGTTACATCTGAAGCCAAAGATGTTGCTTTATTTAATCTTTCTAAAGCTTGAACTTCTTTGTTTATTTCAATTTCATCTTTGTGATTTAATAATCTAAATTCAATTTCTTTTCCATTTGATGGTAAAGAAAATTTATATCTATTTTGACGATTTAATTTTGAATAATCAATATCTTTTGTTTGTATTTTTGATAAATCAATTGTTGTTTTTTGTCTTTCACCTGTAAATGGGTCACTAATTTCAACATCATAATCGGCACCATATCCTAAGATACGGGTTGCTAAAAGGATTGCATTTTTATCACCAATATAAACGTCATCAATATTCAAACCTGGTTCAACAACAACAGATTCAAATAATTTATCTAAAACTACACCCTTTTTAATAAGGTTTTGAGAAGCTAAAATATCTTCTTCTTTTGCGGTCATATATTTCAATTCAATAGTTCCTTTTGCTAAAGGATGTCCTTCTGGGTAAACCAATCCTTGAGAAGGTAATTCAATTACTTCTGTAGGGAAATCAAATGTTTTAGAAGGTGCTACTTTTGGAGCTTCATAGGTTTCTTCAACCTGTTTATTAACGATTTCTGCCATAACAATATGTATTTTTTATGTTTGTATATATAAATACATAACTTTGAAAAAATTGGAAAATAAAAAAGGGATACCTTTTGAGTATCCCTTATTTTTATAGTTTTTCTTAGATTAGAATTCAAGAATTGCGTAATCGTAAGATAGTGTTAATTCAATTGATGCAGGTTCATTAGAATCAAATGCCACATCACCAAAGTTTGCCTGAGAGATGAAAGCTCCTTTAAGTTTCCACTGCTCAATCTTATCACCAACAGGACCTAACATATAGAAATCTATATCTTTTTTGTAGAAGTCTGCGTAGCCATCTCTACCAGTAATAGATTCATGTGATAAACGAACCCACTCCATTACCGCTTGTGCTCCAGATGGAACAATTGGGTCAAAAAGTGTGATTGTTATATCTTGCCACTCACCTTTACCTTTCAACTTTCTTTTTACGTTGATATGGTCAAGAGTTACAACTTCAAATTGGATTGAAGGTCTTGCTGCTGCCTTTACTAAATAAGATTGGATACCATCTATTTCCATTACATAGCGGTTCTTCATCTTAGGCTCGAAGTTCGTATAGAACATCTTGTCAAACTCTAATATTTCTGCCATTTTACTTTCCTTTTATTTTATATTAATAAATATCAATTTATTTCAAATCCATATTATGCTGAGAAAGATGCCCCAGTTGGTAAGATGTTGAAATCTATTACAATAAATTCCGCCGTCTTAGCCGGTTGTAAAAAAATCTGTCCTGCTAATATGTTTCTGTCAATTACATCAGGTGTGTTGTTGGTTTCATCCATTACAACTCTGAATGCGTAAAGACCTTGTCTTTGTTGTACTGCTTCCAAATAAGGATTAACAGTGTTAAGGAATCTTGCTCTAGTTGTTGCTGTGTTTTGTTCGAACACTAAGAAACGAGAAGTAGATGCTACGAATTTCTTAACAGTGATAAGTAATCTTCTTACGTTGATTCTATCTAATGCTGAAGCCTTATCTTGCAATGTCTTCTGTCCGAATGCTACAATACCTTGTCCAGGGAATGCTGCAATTGGATTTACTTTGTTCTCATATAGAGTATCTCTTTCAGCGTGTGTTAGTCTATTTAATACACTAACTGCTCCAGTGATACCACCTCTATTCAAACCAGCAGGTGCGAACCATTCTGCTGCTAATCTATCATTAGAAGCGAATACAGCCGGCATCAATACTGATGGTGGAACTGCCAATAGTTTATTTGTATTAGTATCTATTGTTTTAACCCAAGGATAGTAAGTTGCTACATAGTTTGAATCTACAGCGTTTGATTGTACAGTTGATTCAGCAATTGTTGCATCAATTCTATTGAAATCAGCTATATAGAAACAATCTTGTCTATCTTCACACATATCAATTACTTTTGTAGTAACTGATGGGTGATATTCTCTAATTACACCAGGAGTAACAACCATATTGATATCAAACTCATCAGCGTTAGAAATTGCATTAATTGCTTTTTCATATGCCAACGTACCAGTTGATGTAGAAGTTGCTAAGTTAAATCCTTGCGTATTTGATACAGAAATATCAGAACCTAAGTTAATTTTTGTTGTTGCGTTTAATCCATCAAATCCATATTGGAAACCTAAGATAAATTGTCTCTTAGCCATATCTACTGAATTTGAACCGGTCATTACAAAACTTAACTGAGAATCGAATGCGAAATCAGAGTTTGAACCAGTAGTTACTCCAGAAGGTATTGGTTTTAGATACATCATATTATCATCAGCCGTACCTACAGTTTCAAAATCAAAACCAGAGTAATAAATTGGTGCGTTTGCTGTGTTTCCAGTTGATGTAGTTTGTAAAGCAACTGCAGGAACTTTTAATGATTCTGCATTACTGTTTGCTTTAATAGGATTTACATAAGCTGCGTGTCCGAATGGTGCTGCTGAAATTGGGTAAGTACCAGGACCACCTATTTCATTACCATCATTAATTACAACTCTTATGTATTTAGATTGATTTCCCCAATCACCATATTCGGTAATTTTTCCATCATCATCTACAGTGTAATATCTATCACCAATTCTTCTAGCAATATAGTTTACTGAAGATGGGTCTAAGTTTACGTTAGCAAATGTTTCTAAAACAACTTTTCTCTTATCAGTATCATCGAATCTTCTGATGGTAACAGTGAATGTAGAGTAATCAGTTGCTCCATCTTCACCAGCTGCTTTAACATTAGAAATACCTACTTTGAATTTGGTATTATAATTTGTTCCATGTCCAATAGTTACAAACTTAAATAAGTTGTATCTTTGTCCACTTATGTTTTGAGATTTTACAATTGGAGTTTCTGCTTGCTGAGCTGCACCATAAACTTGGTTTGGTAATACTGAAAGAGAAATAACAGTATTACTTGTAGATGAACCAGAGTATTCAGTTGCTAAATCTTCAAAATATAAATAAGAATAAGCTCCTTTAGAACCCATAGGAGATTCACCAAACACATCAGCTAAATCGTTAGTTGCAGATGGAAGAATTGATGCTGAAGTAAATACTGCAGATGCTGAAAGAAGGAATGAACCATCTGTAGCATCGTTGCTTGTTACTGCTCCACCAAGAAATCCATAATCTTGCAAACCATTTGCTGTTGAGTATAATACTCCAACAATTTTTTCACCCAATCCAGCTGAAGCACTTGCTATAATTGCTGCCGGTTTAACTTGAGTGTATCCACCAGTACCAGCAACTCTTACAATTGTTGCTTGTCCAGCTTCTCTCAAATAGTTTTGTACTGCGTACTCAGTATAGTAAGTACCATCAACCTTTCCGAATACTTCTTCGAATTCAGCTTGAGTTCTTACAATAGTAGGTACGAATGCAGGTCCCTCTTTTAGAGGTCCTATAAATGCGGCGCCGATTTCACCTATACCCTGTGGTAAGAATGATAAATCGTTTTCTCTTGTAAATACGCCCGGTGATACGATTCTTTCTGCCATTTTATTTCTCCAATTAATTGTTTTTAAGTGATATTTTGGAACATACCAAAAATACAAGTATAAATATAATAAAAATGTTCAAAACACATTTTCTTTTACAAGAACATGCTTTGAACATTAATATTATTTTGTATATTAAAAATATTATAAAGGTGCTGAACCACTTGGTGCAGCTATTGAACCGCTTGTAGGACTCCAAGGGAAATCACTCATACTGACATCAGTTCTGTTATACTTTTGTCTATTGATTTCTACATCAATTCTTTCCTTAATATGAGCCCAATAATTAGATGGTGCCGAACCACTAACTACGTTTTTAATCCATGTTAAAACTTGCTCTTCACTAAGTGATGAATAACTAGTAAAGTTATTAACATCTACATCAGAAACTTTGAATGGAGTAGCCCCTGTAAAAGATGCTTCTAAACCATTTTCATCTGTAGCTGTAACTTTCCAGTAAGTATTACAAATGACATCAGATAAATTTTCTGTGTTTTGTTTTTTAAGGCCTGTTAGTTCCCATTTGTAAGTATATGCCATAATTTATTAAAATTTATTTCTCTTTTATAAATATAACCTATTTTATTTTTTCAATAATTGTTCTTTTAATTCTTTGATTTCTGCTTTAGCATCATCTAATTGTTGTTTCAATTCCTTAACTGCTTCAACAAGAAGTGCAGGAATACCTCTATCTCTAACACCTAAAAATCCATCACCACCTTCTCTTACCAAAGTAGGTTCAACGGCTTGTACTTCTTGTGCTATGAAACCAATATCATGTTTAATCTTAGTATATTGCCATTCATCAGTATCTTCTTTCCAATCAAATTCAACACCTCTAAGTTTAGTTACTTTTTCAAGTGCATTTTCAATTGGTACAACATTTTCTTTCTTTCTAGCATCGGAAGGTGAACCATAAGCGATAATGTTATCAGATGCTATAATACCACCATATTGTCTCAATGCAATTACCGCACCACCACCTCTATTTGCTGAGTGGATACGGACACCAAATGAGAAACGCATCGCACAATATCCATCATTCAAGTCAACAATATCACCATCATCCGCCAATATGATACCGCTACCAGTACCATTTGCTCTTGAAACCCAAATACCACCAGCAAATCTAGCACAGTTATCAGAAGTACTGTTAGGGTCCATATAATATGATGAATCATTTGAATCATAGAATATTGCACCATAAACACGATTATCAAAATATGCAATAGAGTTTCCACCTTCTCTACCTATGTAAGCAAATTGGTTATTACCAGAGGTATTATCCATAAATCTTACATAAGAGTTACCATTGTTATCGTTGGCATCTATACGAAGCATGATATCATTGAACGAGTTAATGGATACAGAATCGGAAGGTGAACCATTTAAGTCAGTAGATGCTATACCATGAACAGTGTATGAATCATAAGTTGCGTTCCAGTCAAATGAGAAATAGAATATCCTAGATATATAAGATGAATATGAACCATAGTTACCCCAAATCGAGTATTCAGAACCAACTCTAAATGAACCTTGTGCTCTTATGTATGTATCACAATAAACATTTCTACTATTATAAGAACGAATCCATGTTCCATCGGTCATCCACCAACCACCACCATAAGATTCCCAATAAATACCACAATTTCCTTGTGCTCTAAACCAGTCATTTACATATGTACGAACAAATTGAGAACTTCCATCAGGATTTACATAATATCCGGTGTTGTTTCCATCATACCAATATCCTGCGTATATATCACCACCACCAACGTTTCTACCATATAATACAATTTCGTACCAAGGATATGTAGTACCACCCCACTTACCTCTTAACCACCAACGGCTTCCAGCATCAGCAGCACCTACCATCTGCCAACCATACGCTTGTCCTCCATCAGATGTTGCGTAGTGTTGACCAGATACAATACCTTGAGCGTGAACATAACCGCCACCTTGAGGATGGTCAGTTCCACCACCCCAAATATCCCATCCAGCAAAACCAGATTTCCAAGCGTTTGCCCAAGTACCTGCTGAAGTACCCCAACCAAAAGTACCTGTCCAATAGTTTACATCACCAGTATAATCAAATCTAGGAGTAATCCAATGATAACCCCTATTCATTGCCGCATGAGTTCTTTG